CCCCAAGGGGGGTCCCCAGCCCCCACCTCCCACTACTCATTCCCGTATTTTTTGACCTTCGTAGTGTGGGTGTGGGACTGTGCAGTGTGGTGTGTTGTCTCCCTGCGGGGCTTCGAAGGTCAAGGTCAAGGGACGCTCCCGACGGAGTCGGGTTGACGGCAACCCTCGCTGTGCGTGGGTGGACGCTCCCGCCTCGCTGCGCTCGTTGGGTTGCGACTTCGCCGTTCGGCTCGTCGCCTCGGGTGCTCTGATACAGGTCAGAGCTACCTTTCCTCCCGTTGGCGGCCCTACGCCGTACCAACTGCCGGACCTTGACGATGTCCACTCGTTGTATTTGTTATTTCAGCATCACCCTCGACTTACGCCTAAGCACTATCCATGCGACTGTGGGGTGATTTGGGCGACGAGGTTATGAAACCCTTTCAGGTTACGGTCCCTTCGCTCCTGGCTGAACAGGCTTACTGCGGGCTGCGACCACCCTGTATGCCGCTTCCCAGCGGGAGGGATCGTCTTCAACTGACACGCTGAAGAACTACATACCGCGAACATACCATGCCCGTGGTACTGTCGGCTGTGAAAAGGGGTGTGTATGACAAAAGTAGAACAGTTGATGGAGTCTGTCTCCAAACTTGGCAACGACATGCTCGTCGCACAAGCTCGAGCCGCATTAGAAATCGACGGCCATGATCCGACACCAGAGTTCTGTAAGGCCGCATTCATCGCCGCTGCCCACATTGACGAGCTGGCTCGACGCGCTCACGACGCCGGAACATTGAACGGCAACGAAATGTCAGCCTGTACAGCGGTCGCCGGACTCTCCATGCAAATCTGGGCCACCCTCCACGACATCCTCACAGGAAAGATTGAGCTGTGAGACGGCGCAAGAAACATCTTCAATACAGCCCCGAGGTACTTGACCTGCATCAGCGTCTATTGGCCCAAATCGAGGACTTGAACGCCCTCGTCGCCAAACAGGCCGCCACCAATCAGGAATTATGGAAACTTCTAGATCACTACTCGCGTCCTGACGTTCCTAAAGAAAAACCTGCTAGAAACCCTATGGTCGCCAGAAAAGCGCGAAACACGCTGTTCTTCATAACAACCTGCGCTTATTGCGACAGATCAGGTGGAGATGTTGACCCCGACGGGAAACAATGGCACATGGATCACATCAAACCCCTGGCACTAGGGGGAGAGGATTCATTGAGCAACGTCGTCAAAGCGTGCAGGTATTGCAATCTAGTGAAAGGCGCACGGGAGATTCTTCCTAGAAACGGCACGATGAAAGCCGACGGAACACGTTATTACCGTCCCCAGAAACAGAATGTTGCGTAATGGCCGCCCGTAAGGTGTGGAAAGACGCCGACGACATTGTTGACGGCATCGAAGGACGCAAACCACACGCTCCCAGACCCCCAAAACTGGTAGTTGACGCCATCGACGACCTCCCTGTGATGACCAAAGGGGAGAAAAAAGAGATCGAACGCGCCAAACGGGCCGCCGACATCGAAGAATCGCGGGTCCGAAAGCAGCTGGAACGCGAAGAACAGAAGAAACGAGCCGACCAACTCAAGGTCATGGGTGAGGAACTGCTCGCTCGAGGTGTCGCATCACGCGAAATCCTCCCCAAACTCGCCCAATCCATCATCGTTGACCTCGGATTACGGATCGCGGCAGGCGAATGGGAAATCAAATCAGCCGAGGAAGCTACCAAGGTCGCCAAAATCTGGTATGACGTGCTCCGTTTAGAGATGGGTCAGGCCACAACCATCCAAGAACAGCGTGTCGGCAGCCCCGAAGACCGCCTGTCCCGCCTCGAGGAACTCAAAATTGAGGCGAAACGCCGTGTCGAAGCCGGATTGCGTGCCATTGGGGACGGTTCAGGGTGAATTTGCTGTCAGATGACGAATTTGTCCAGTTATCTGCTGCCGAACAAGACGAATACCTACGTCTACTCGAGGCAGACCTGTCTGCATGGCGGCTGACCGGCAACATACGGCAGGAACGCGCCCACATTCTCGTCGGCAAAACAGATTGGCTGCTTTACGGCGGTGCTGCAGGTGGCGGCAAGTCCGAACTGCTCGCCTACCACGCCCACGAATTGTCCACTAAATACCCAGGACACCGTGCGCTGCTCATCCGAACCGCCCTACCCGAGCTACGCCGGTCGCTCATCATCCGATCCCAAGTCAGATACGCCCAACTTGACGTATCCGCCCAGCTGCGATCCATCGACAACGTCAAAGCTTGGTGGTACGACAACGGCTCCATCATCGAATACGGCTACTGCTCCCGAGACGAAGACGTAGGCCAGTTCATGTCAGCCGAATACGACTTCATCGGTTTCGACGAAGCCACCCAATTCACCCCCTACCAGATGCTGATGATCTCCGGCCGACTTCGCACCAGCCGCAAAATGAGCCGACTAGGCGTCCGAACCCACGTCATGTTCGCCACCAACCCTGGGGATAAAGGCCACACGTTCCTCTACAAGATGCTGGTCCAACCCACCAACAACGGCCAATACGCCGTCGTCTACGACGTACGCGAAGGCTTCGAGAACCCCGACATCGTCCGTCGCGTCGAACTACCAGACGACAACACGGAACTCGCCAAGATTGACATCCCCCACGACCCCAACGACCATCTGGTCGTCGCTTTCGTCCCCAGCACCGTCGACGACAACCCCCACATCGACCCCACCTACAGGAAGCATCTCTCCATGCTTCCCGAAATCGAACGCAAACAAAAACTGTTAGGCGACTGGGACACATTCACCGGCCAGTATTTCTCCGAATTCCGCCGCGACCAGCATGTCGTCACCCCATTCACCATCCCCGCCGAATGGCCCCGCTACCGCGGAATCGACTTCGGAACCGCCAACCCGTACTGCTGCCTATGGGGAGCATGGGACCCTGCAACAGGCATCTGCTACGTCTACAGGGAGGACTACACCAAAGGACTCACCGCCGCCCAACAAGCAGGCCGAGTCAAAGAACTATCCAAATCTGACGGCAAACCCGAATCCGTCATCATGACCGCCATCGACCCCTCCACCTTCTCCAACGTCGCCGGACTCGGATCAACGGTCGCCTCCGTCTACAACAGCCTCGGGGTGCCAGTCTCCAAAGCCAAAAACGCTCGAGTCTCAGGCTGGCAAAACGTACGCCGATACCTCCAACCTAGTGAGGACACCGGAATACCCAAATTACAAATTTTTGCAAATTGCGAGCACCTGCTCCGCACGCTGCCCGCTATGCGCCACGACAAAACACAGGTCGAAGACATCGACACCGACGACGAAGACCACGCAGTCGACGCACTCCGATACCTGCTATCGTGCCGCCCATACGTCGAAATAACCCGCCGTCATAAAACGACGATGCAAGGGGCCGAAGGAAGGGTACAGAAATTCATGGACCGTCTCGACAAGTCTGCACGAAAGCGCCGTTGGTGACATGCGAATCGTCGACAACTACAACTACCTGCCCGGATGCTGCTGGATTTGCCGCGGCGTCTCCAAACCCATCATCGACCTCGAAATTGACCTTGATGGCGTCAATTCCCCCGATGACCCCAACCCGTCAGCCATCACCCGCCTTTACATTTGTGCTGATTGCGCTATCGAACTTGGCCGACAAATGGCCCCACATCGTTCACTGGAAATCGTTCGAGCTGGCGAACTTGCCCAAGCAAACCGAGTTGCCAACGAACTAGCCGCCCGCGCCGAAACCGCAGAGACACAACTCGAGAACATCGCCTCCGCAATCGCTGGTGTAGCATCGCGTCGCGGCGAGACGGCAGGCTCGACGCACGTTCCCGACGAGGGTGGTTCCGAGCAGCCTCTTACCGAGAGCGCCGACGCTTCACCCCTTCGGCGTCGAGGACGCCCTCGTCGGGAACAACCCACAGCCCCCGTCGAAGAAATCAACACCGACTTCGTGGGTGACCTGTGATCGTCGCAACCATCGCCACCAACATCACCCTGTTCGCCCTGTGCATAGTGCTACTCGTCGAGAACCGTCGCCTGACTAACCTTGTGATAGCGAAAAACCCAGAAACTGTCCTTGCAGCCGAAAGGGTCAACAAGCAGAAAAAGGAACGCAGAAACGACGACAAGCCCCACTCCGCGTGGGCCAACCCGAGTGAGGCAGTAGGACCGTGAACGAGTGGACACCACCGGAACCACAGAAAGTCATCGAACTGTGGAACAAAGCCGACACCTACCTGCTCAAGGAGCGTCGTGACTATTGGATGAACGCCAGCTACTACGCTGGCCTTCAGTGGATTTGGTGGGATTACACCCGCAACATCGTCCAAGAACTGGACTACAACACCGACTACGAAAAGTTCACGCGCATCACCGTCGACAAGTTCGGCCCGCGTGTCACCAACCTCGTAGCCCGCATGACCCGCTCGCCGCTCGTCTGGGAAGTCGAACCGTCAGGCATCGACGACTCCAACCTGCGTCGCCAGCGTCTCCAGGAACAGTTGCTGCTGTCCGAATCATACGAACAGCATTGGGACGACATTCGTGAAGAATCCCTGCTCCAAACCCTGTTCGGTGGCGTAGCTGCCATTTCAGTCGACTGGGACCCTGATCTTGGCCCGACCGCCGCAATCGACCCGGTCACCAACATTGCGATCCCCACCGGCGGTGTATCTATCACTCCGCTGTGTATTTCCGAATTCACGCTCGAGCCTGGCTCCGCAGACGAATTCGCATCGCGGTACTGGATCAAGTGTGTCGCCATGCCGCCCGAGCAAGTCAAGGAAAAGTACAAGCTTGATTGGCTTCCGGCACCGGACGCCGAAGCGGCGCTCTCATCGCGGCATCGCACCCTTCTCACCCGCCGTCCCCAGGGTCAGCCGCCGCGTTTGACATTGGTGTACTGCTACTACGAACGGCCCACCGAAACCACACCCGGCTGTGTGATCCATGTCGTCAACGGCAAGCAGGTGTATGGATACGGCGACGGTGGCGCAGGCTGGCCGTTCCCGTTCACCCATCTCAACATTGCGCTTGGCAAGCAGCGTCGCATCCCGCGCACCTGGGTCGGCCACACGCTTCTGTCCCCAGCACGCGACATCCAGTACGCCTACAACCGTGCCCGCTCTACCATCCTCGAGCACATGCGAAAGGCCGCTAACGCACGCCTCATGGTGCCCGTTGGCTCTATCGAAGACTCCGACACCGTCACCACCGACCCGGCCGACATCCTCGAATACAACGCCGAAATCGGTGAACCGCATTGGCAGATGGCACCCGACGTGCCGCGTTGGATCAGCAACGAAGCCACCCAGCTGGAAATGGAGATGGACGACATCTTCTTCACCCACTCGGTATCTCGAGGTCAAGCCCCCGGCGACCGCAACTCGGGCCTCGCCCTGTCGGTGCTCGCAGAAAAGGACGACACGCCGCTCGGCCCGATGGCCCGCAACCAATCACAGTTGTGGAGCCGCGTCGGCAAGATGACGTTGCAGTTGTACCGCGCCTACGCCGAACAGTCCGGCATGGTTCGCACACAAACCCTCACCACCCCGCAGGGCAACACGATCCAGTTCGCCTGGTCAGCAGACGACATCGACGACAACCCGCAGGTCAAAGTGCCGTTGGACGCCACCGCACCACGCTCCAAGATCGCCACCCAGTCGGTGCTCACCAGCCTGGCCGACAGGTTCCCGCAGGCATTCGCCAACGCCGATCCGCTCGCCTTGGCACGCATGCTCGACCTGCCCGACCCCAAGGGCTACCTGGCAACAATGGACGCCGACATCGCAAAGGCCGAATGGGAAAACGGACTGCTTATGCAGGCCACCCCAGTCATGCCCGCCACGTTCGACGACCATGCCAAGCACATCGCCCAGCACAACAAGGAGCGCAAAACCGCTGCCTACGAACTGGCGTCAGCCGACGTGCGTCAAGCCATTGACCTGCACATCCAGGCCCACGAAACCCTCGCAGCAGAAGAAGCCGCCCAGCAGCTTCAACTCATGCAACAGATGCCAGGGGCGCAAGCCCTGCCGCAAGCCAACGAGCCGCCCGGTTCGATGGTTCCCCAACCCCAGCTCGGAGCAGCTGGCCCACAGGAGATGATGCCCCAATGACAGACTTCACCCCCGAGGCGCAGGTGGATGCCGCGCCGACAGGTGACGCTGCGCCTGCCGAAACCGCCGTCGACTGGAAAGCCAAGTACGACGCAGAAGTACAGGACCGAGTCAAGGAACGGGAACGGTACAAACCGATTGCCCAATCGTTCGGAAACCTGCACCCCGACGACGCTCGAGCCATTCAGGACTTCGTGAAGGCATACGCCACCGGAGACACCGAAACCGCCACCCGATGGATGATCGACAACGCCCGCACCCTCGCCGGAGACAGATTCCAAGAATTCGTCTCACCGGCCCAGCAGGCTGCCATCACCCAGCAGGCCCAGATCGACGGGGCCGCCCAGGGACTCACCCCGCAGGCCGTCGAACAGATGGTCAACCAGCGGATCGAACAGTTCCAGATGCAGCAGGCCCAGGCGTACCACGAACAGCAGATTGAGCAGACCCTCGTCCAGGCTGGCTACCAGCCCGACTCGGCCATCGCTACCGCAGCCATCGTCGCCGCGTCCAAGCGCCCCGACCTTGACCTGAACGCTGCCATCCGTGAAGTCGAAGACGAACTGATCCAGCGGGCCTCCGCCATCGCTCAGCGACGCGCCGAAGCATCACAGGCAATGGGTGCCCCCATCGCCAACGGTGTCACCGCCGTGAGTCAGGTCGGCCAGGCAATGTCGCCGCGTGAACGCGCACTCGCACGTCTCGAGGCCAACGGACTGTAATGGTTGCATGACACCACAACATGTGGTGTATGCTGACCGCTAGTGGCCGGATAGCCACTACATACAGCGACCGCACAACAAAACACCGGATGGTGTAGTGGCGATTGCCGGACGGCACGTTCAGGTTGCGTTCAACAAATCAGCAGACCACGACCAAGGAGCAACAATGCCCGCAAGTTTGTCAACGGTCGATGCGATCCTGAAGGACGACTACAAGGATTTCCTCGACAACCTCAACGAAGCCAACTTCATCCTTTCGCAGATTGAAACGCGCAAGGACACCGTCCAGGGCCGTATCGCCCGCCACGCCGTGCACTTGGGACGTTCGTCCGGTGTCGGCGCTCGCGCTGAGAACGGCACCCTCCCGACCGCAGGAAACCAGGCGTACGCCACCGTTCCGGTGCCCGTGCGCTACGTCTACGGACGTATCCAGCTGTCGGGTCCGACCATCCGCCAGGCCGTCTCGGATCGCGGCGCGTTCATCGACGCCCTCGACGCCGAAATGGAAGGCATCAAGAAGGACGCAATGAAGGACGTGAACCGTCAGCTGTGGGGCACCTCAAACGGTGTCATCGCACAGTGCGGCACCACCTCGTCCAGCACCACCGTCGTTCTGGCCTCCACCACCGGCTCGACCGCCCTCCGCCAGTTGTTCTTCGACGGCGGCATGGTTGTCGACATCGGAACGGTCGCAGCCCCGACCACGGTCGCCTCGGCCCGTACCGTCACCTCGGTCGACGAGTCGGCCAAGACCATGGTCATCTCGGGTGCCGCTGTCACGACCTCGTCCAGCCACTACGTGTTCCGTAGCGGCGCAGGCGGAGCGTCCAGCAACACCGGCCAGCCCGGCGACGGCCAGGTCGAACTCACCGGCCTCCAGACCATCGTCGACGACACCGCGATCCTTCACACGATCAACCCGTCGAGCCAGCCCAAGTGGAAGGCATACGTGAACTCGAACTCGGGAACCAACCGTTCGATCACCGAGTCCCTCATCACCGGCTCCATCATGAAGGTCCTCACCAACTCGGGCAAGAAGCCCAGCCTGTTGGTGTCGGCCGAAGGCGTCAACCTCGCCATCAGCAACCTGCTCCTCTCCCTCAAGCGGAACATGGAGCAGACCCAGCTGAAGGGTGGCTACGCAGGCATCCAGTTCTACAGCCCGTCGGTTTCCGGCAAGGGCGATGAGGCACCGACGGCGCTCTACGCCGACTTCGACTGCCCGAACAACCGCCTGTACGGCATCAACCCCGAGGTGCTCGTTTACCACCAGGTCGGCGACGGATTCCAGTTCATGGACCTCGACGGAGCGGTGATGAACCGTAAGCCCGACCTCGACGCCTACGAGGCCACGCTCTACATGTACGGCGAACTCGCCTGCAAGCAGCGCAACGCCCACTTCGTCATCAAGGACATCACCGAGGTGACGATCTGACATGGCGGCTTCCAGCTCAATCACCTGGGCGTCGGAAGTCCCTGGCACACGCCGCGAAGTGCGTGGGTCGGTTACCTTCGACTCGTCTTACCCGACGGGCGGAGAGGCTGTCACCCTCGCGCAGCTCGGCCTGACCCGCTTGGACTGGCTGTCGGTCGAAACGACCGACGGCTACGTCCCGGCATGGGATGGTTCCACGTCTTCACCGAAGATCAAGTTGTTCTGGGTCGACACGACCACAGACGGCGCAGCGCTGGCACAGGTTCCGTCAACGACCGACGTTTCGGCAGTCGTTGTTCGCTTCCACGCAACCGGCGCCTGATCCCAACAACAACACACGGCACGCAGGGTCGGTTACCTTCGGGTGACCGGCCCTGCTGTCTACAATGGGCAACATGATTCGCGCAGCAGACCTGATGGGAAATGTCCAGGGCGGAGGCCAAATGGCTGAAGTGTCCTGGGATGTCTACGACATCGCCACACGCATCCAAAAGGGCGACGAATCGGGCTGGCGGGGCGACCCGTCAGCATCGCTGATGTTCAACCCCATCGCCCAACGGTTCGAGGTGTGGATGGTGGATGCCATCGGAGAGCCATACATCGCTTGCACCCACACCCGCTGCGACCACACCCTCATCACAAAACTGATCGAAGGTGACTGGCAAAAGGGCAAGCAACTGCACGAAGACCTGATGAAGCGCAACAAGGCCATCCGCGACAAGCACGAAACCGAGGAACGGGACAAGCGGCTCGAGTTGGCCGACAAGCTCCATTGGGCACTCATTCAAGACGTTGGACACCTGGATGGCGGCAACCGGCGCCAATACAGCATGGCAAAGAAAGGCAAGTAATGGCTACATACAGCGTCAACACAGCCAAACACGCCGTCCTGACACCCTCTACGGTCGACACCGTCAACCTTGCCAACCCGGCATCGTTCATCCTGGTATCCAACCGCACCACCTCAGGCGACCCGATCTTCTTCACTTTCGGTGACGCAACCAAAGGTGTCGCCACCCCAACCATCTCAGGCGACGACACCTATGTCGTCACCATCGGAATGACTGTCAGCCTGCCCGGCGACGGCACCAGCCCGCAAGTCAAACTGATTTCCAACAGCGCACAGGCATACAGCATCCAGGTCGTCTGATGAACCGCGGCGAACTCCGAACAGAAATCAAAGACCGCCTCGCCATCCCATCAACAGGTGACGGTCTGATTACTGACTCGTATGTGAATTCGTCGATCAACAACGCCCTAAGCCGCATCTCGGCCGAACGCGACTGGTGGTGGCTGTCAGGAACAAGCACCCCAGTCTTCTCCACAACCACCGGTTTCGCCACCCTGCCATCCGACTTCATGCGAGCACAACAGCTCGTCATCAACGGAGCCGTCGCCCAAGCCGTCCCCTTCGAGACATACCTCGACGCCGACTCCAGCGATGTCGGCAACGCCTGGGTGATCTACGGCAACAACATCGCCCTCTGGCCCATCCCCTCCACCTCACCGACGGCCACGTTCTACTACTTCCGTAACGAGCCAACCCTGTCAGCCGACGGGTCAACGCCACTCATGCCTGCGGTCTACCACTACAGCATCTGCTCATACGCCGCCTACCTATGCGCTGCCCGACGCCAAGACGAAACCCGTGCCTCGCTGTACCTGCAGGAATACGGCAACTGGCTGAAGACGATGAATGACGACAACCGGACGACAATCCAGAAGCGAATCAAGTTCAACCGCACCACCGACTACGCCGTCTGGGAGTAGCCGATGGGCAGCTTCGTCATCACCTATGACAACTTTACCGGCGGCCACTACATGGGCGACCGGTCAACCGAACTTCCCAATAACACATGGAAAGGCACAAATGCCATCCTTTCCGTTCGAGGCGACCTGGTTCCATCCGGAGTCAAAGAACTAGCGTCCATCGCCGCACCAACCCCACCGTCGGGGACATGGACATACGCACAAGTCCACGGATCATTCGCATTCAACGTCAAAGTCCTCATCAACGTCGTCTCCTACTACGGCACATCCTCCTCGGCCGGCCGTCTTCACGCCATCTACATGGACGGATCGTCGCCAACAGCAACGACTTACAGCCTTACCGGACGACCTGACGGGCGTGTCTCATTCGACAATGTTCGCACAGGAACCAGCACCGAAAAGTATTTCACCTACATCAACGGCGTAAACGGCGACATTCGCCAATGGTCGTGGAACACCGGACTTGACACCCTCGTTGTCGCCAACCCATTCTCCACCACAATCCCAGCAGACCTCGTTCAAGTCGGAAGCCGACTCGTTTCCTGGTACAACAACAAACTGTTCTACTCTGGTGCGCTCGACGCCGCCACCTGGTCAACAACCACTCAATACTACGAATTCCCTGACCTCATCACCGGAGTGTTCCCACGGTCAAACGACTTCATCGTCACGACAGTCGGAGCGGTCTACAGCGTTACAGGCGTTCTAGGCGAATCCATCAACATCCAACCCATCATCCCGAACGACAACGTGCGCGGAGGATTCCGCAAAGCAGTTATCGACAACCGCGTCGTCTATCTGCTCGACGAGGGCGTATCAGCACCGGGATACGCAGACGGCGTGATCTACGCGCTGAACGGTGCATTCATCGAACAAGCCGCCTACCTCGACCAAAACGATGTAATGGCTACCGCTGGATACAAAAACACGGCTGAACAGTTTGTGCTGGGCATGGGCCAAAATAACAACTTGATTTGCTGGTCCCGAGAAGGCACAGCATGGGCACGCCAAGCCAACAACACCTGGGCGCGATTTACATACGACGCCGCGAACATGAGCACCAGTTATTACATCCAAGCCCAAGTGGCGACCCCGGTCGGCTACAAAAACACGGTGCCACAAAACGAATACTTCATGGTGAGTTACCTGGACACCAGCCTAAACCTGCGAATGGTTCGGTACATCCACAACTTCCCACAACCAAACTCCGCCGACTACGAATTTACTAGCAGCCCCACAAACCAAGCTGCAGCGTCAGCAACAGTCGACCTGGCCGAATACTGGCATTCCAAGCCCATGGTCGTACGCGAAGTCATCATTGAAGCCGGATTTGACACAACAGCCAGCCTCAATCTGTCCGGCAACGCCACAATTCAGCCGTTCATCAAACCAACAGGAATTATCGACAAAGGCCCAAACGACACCGGCGGCTACGTCTCATCAACACAAACAATTACCCAGGCCATCTCGGGAATCACGGCCGATAACAGCAACGCGATTTACCGATTCAAAATCAACGACGCTGGACGCGGCTACGGCTTCTACCCGCGCATCACCTGGCAAGGATGCCGCATCAGGCGTGTCATCTGCATTTGTGAGGACTAATGCCGTTCCGCTACACCTATCGAGGCCAAGACCTAACCGACCTTCCCAAAACCTCCCAAGACCTGATTGAGAACCGAGACACGGAACTCGAAACCTGGGTCAATGCCGCAACCCCCGTCGGAGGGATCGTTCGCTGGCACAACGCCATTGCAGCCCCAAAAGGCTGGTTAGCCACCAACGGCGGATCAGTCAGCCGCCTTACCTACCCCGCCCTGTTTGCCGTCATTGGCTACACTTACGGCGGGTCAGGAGCCAATTTTACCCTGCCCACCGTCACAGACAGCATCATCAGGTACTAGGAGGCCCGGCATGACTATCCCCCCGTCACTGGCCCAGCCGTCCATCGTCCAAGCCCCATTGGAGGAACTTGATCCGAATGCAATCAACAAGTCAATCATCGACGCCAAAGGCGACCTCGTCACAGGAACTGCGAACGACACTCCCGCCCGTCTCGCAGTCGGAACCGACGGACAAGTTCTGCTCGCCGACTCCAGCACCGCCACCGGCCTCCGCTGGGGAGCAGACCCAACCGCCGCCACAGTCGACGCAAAAGGAGACATTCTTGTCGGCACGGCCCCAGACACCGTCGGCCGACTCCCAGTAGGCACAAACGGCCAAGTTCTCGTCGCAGACTCATCCACAGGTACCGGCCTTGCGTGGTCATCCGAAGCCGACCCGACCGCCATCCAGAAAGCCATTGTCGACGCCAAAGGCGACCTGATCGCAGCCACAGCAGCTGACACCCCAGCCAGGCTCCCCATCGGCACCGACGGCCAGTATCTCGTCGCCAACTCAGGCGCCTCCACCGGCATGGCCTGGACGACACCCAACATCGCCCTCGGAACCGAAACCACCGGGAACTATGTCGCAGGTATCACAGGAGGCACAGGCGTCACCGTCACCGGCTCCGGTTCCGAGGGTGCCACCCCGACAGTCGCTATCGGCCAAGACGTAGGCACCGGCTCGAGCGTCGCCTTCGGCGGCCTTAATGTGGACACAGGCACCCTGTATGTAGACGCAAGCAACAACCGCGTCGGCGTCAACAACCTGACCCCCGCCTACAGCCTCGATGTCACCGGCGACGGCCATTTCACCAGCAACCTGACAGTCGACGGCACCCTCTACGCCCCCCACGTCCACGGCGACTTGGCTGGCCTCGTCTACTTCCACGTCAAAAACACGACCGCCTCCACCATCCCTAACGGCACTCCCGTCTACATCACCGGTACCGTCGGCTCCACCCAAGTCTGCGAAATCGCCCCCGCAGACGCATCAAACACCGCCAAAATGCCTGCAATCGGCATCACCGACGGCGACATTATCGCTGGAGCCAATGGCCACGCCGTCATCGTTGGCGACCTCGACTCCCAGAACACGAACGCCTACAGCATCAACCAGCCTCTGTACGTCGCCTCAGGCGGAGGATTGACAGGCACCCGCCCGAGTGGCGCATCCGATGTCATCCAGATCGTCGGCCATGTCAGCCGCGTCAACACCAACACCGGCGGCATCGTCGTCGCCTGCGGCCCGTCAGCGACCACCCCGAACAGCATCAGCGTCACAGGCAACATTGCGACCACCGCAGGACAATTCACTGGTTCTGGAGCTGGGCTTACCAGCCTGAACGCCTCCAACCTGTCTACAGGCACCGTCCCGTCAAGCGTCATCGGCAACGACTCGATTGCCCTTGGCACCAAGACAACCGGCAACTACGTCCAAACCGTCTCAGGCGGAACGGGCGTCACCGTCACGGGAGGTACCGGCGAAGGATCGACCCCGAGCATCGCAATCGGCCAAGCCGTCGCCACAACCGACAGCCCCCAATTCGCGGCCATCACGACAACCGGAACCGCCAATCTAAACGCGGCCAGCGTCACCACCTCCGTCTCAGCCAACAGCCTGTCAGCCACCACGTCAATCAGCGGATCAACCCTGTTCGTCGACAGCATCGAAATTGACACAACCGGAGCCACCAGCAACCAAGTCCTCACCTACAACGGCACCAAGTTCGCACCCGCAACCCCATCAAGCGGTGGCATCCCAGCAACAATCCTCGACGCCAAGGGCGACATTATCGTCGCAACAGCCGCCGACACAGCAGACCGTCTGGCAGTCGGATCAACTAACCAGCTGTTAGTCGTAGATTCAGCAACATCAACTGGTCTGAAGTGGGCCTCAACTCTGTCGGGTTTGACGTTGACCAGCCCGGTGATTTCTACGATTTCAAATACGGGTACGGTGACGTTGCCGACTTCGACGGACACGTTGGTTGGTCGGGCGACGACGGATACGTTGACGAATAAGACGATCAACGGTGCGATCCTTGATCGTACTGAGGAAAACTGGAACATTGTTGCGTCTGCCGCTACTGGGACGATTGCTCTTGATGTTCTGACGGCGAGTATCTGGTATTACACCAGCAACGCGACCGCGAACCATACGGTCAATGTGCGTGGCGACGGGTCTACTACCTTGTCGTCGCTGTTGAATACGGGTGATTCGATTACGGTGGTGTGGGCCAATACGAACGGTGCGACCGCTTATTATCCGAATACGTTTCAGGTGGACGGTTCGTCGGTGACTCCGAAGTGGCAGGGGGGTACGGCCCCGACTGCTGGTAATGCTTCGGCTATTGACGTGTATTCGTACACCATTGTCAAGACTGCGGCAACTCCGACGTATACGGTGTTTGCTTCCCAGACTCAGTTCAAGTGAGGTAACTAATGCCTTTGTGGGCAACACGAGCGAATTCTTCGGCTAAAGCGTTTGGTTCCACGAGTGGTGGGGCTACGAAGATTGTTGCTTCTGGTGGTACGGAAACAACAAGCGGTGCGTACAAGATTCATACGTTCACTTCGAGCGGCACGTTTACGGTTTCTGTCGCCCCTGCTGGCCAAACGGTTGACGTTCTTGTTATTTCAGGTGGCGGTGGAGGAGGTCAATACGCAACTGGTTACGGTGGTGGTGGCGGCGGTGCTGGCGGTATGAAGAATTCGACCGCAGTCTCAGTTACGGCGCAAGCGTATTCGGTCACTGTTGGAGGTGGTGGTGCGGCGCAGACGAACGGGACTGCATCATCTTGTGGCTCGTTACTTTCAACCACAGGAGGCGGCAAAGGCGGTGGTAACAGTGCAGGCAGTACTGGCGGTTCAGGTGGTGGTGGTGGCGGCGGCTCGCATTTAGGTGGCACAGGGACAGCCAATGAAGGAAACGATGGCGGCCAAGGTGGTTCTAACATTTTGAATCCGCGAACAAGTGCAGTCCTAACGTATGGCGGCGGTGGCGGCGGTGGTGGGAAAAACGCCACAGGTTCAACAGGTGGTACTGGCACAACAACTGTGAGTGGTGCTGGTGGCAACGGTGGCAACGGATTGTCAAACGATTACAGCGGTTCATCAGTTACCTATAGCGGTGGCGGTGGTGGTGCAACTGGTTTCGCTGGAACTATCAGCACTGGTGGCACTGGTGGCACTGGTGGTGGGGGTACTGGCTATGGTTCAGGTGGCGGTGCGACAGCAGGAACAGTCAATACAGGCGGTGGCGGTGGCGGTGGCGCAAGCGCAGGCGAGTCGGGTGGTTCGGGTATCGTGATTATTAGGTATCTCGCATAATGGCACACTTCGCACAAATAGACGCAGACAACATTGTTGTTCGAGTCCTCGTTGTTCCCGATGAACAAGAACACCGAGGTCAAGAATTCCTTGCGAATGATCTACAACTTGGCGGCAACTGGGTTCAAACCTCGTACAACCATCGGATTCGCAAACAGTATGCAGGAATCGGGTTCGCTTACAATGCGACCGCTGATGTGTTTATCGCCCCCAGCCCATACCCGTCATGGCTGTTAGACGTCAACTATGACTGGCAACCGCCAACTCTGCGTCCCGACGACAACCCATTGACCTACTGGGACGAAGAAACTCTGTCGTGGATTCAACCGCTAGACCTGCCAACCTGACACCAGGAATCTACCGTTTTGACCAGTTCATGTGGGCCAGGGTCTACGGCCCTAGCGGTTATTACAAGAACGGTAACGGAGTAAACAAAGATTTTGCTACCTATGTTTCGATAGACGACCACTTGTCGATACGGCTTGCTCAATGGTTAGACGACGAATGGGACCGCCTCGGCCAACCCGACACTTTCCCTGTCTACGAATACGCGGCAGGTGACGGAACCTTGTGCCGCAAGATTCTTGCCCAAGAAATGCGGTGCTACGACACAATCCGTTACACGGCAGTCGAATCCAATCCGCTGTACGGCGACAAGTTTCCCGCAGGAGTAACCGTCACCCAGCAACAAGACGAACCGCCGACATTCGGTGTCATCTTCGCCAACGAACTACTTGGCGCAATCCCGATCCGCTTTGTTGGGTTCCGTGACGGGGGCTGGCAAGAACTGTATGTTCGCGTAGACAAGACCACTCAAGCATCGTATGAGTGGCGGCAGTTTGACGGCCAGCCCACACCCAGCATGGTTGACGCCGCCGAAGAAGGCCGCTCTATGCCATACATGGAACAGCCCTGCGCTCTGCTACGAAACATCTCCAGCCAACTCACAGGCACAATCCTGACAATCGACTACGGCAAAGTCATTACCAAAGAACTGTACGGAACACCCTGGTTCAGGTGCTACCGCGAATACCGCCCAGCCCCAGCCCTCAAACTAGACTGGCTAGTAGACATGACCTACGACATAGCCGTAGACCAAATCTCCGATCTATTCACAGCCCCGACCAGCATCGCCACCCAGCCCGAATGGGTGGGTAAATCGGACCATCCTGAGGCGTTCAAAGTCTTAGAGTGGCGACTCAAAAACGGTACAATAGCCAGGTGAAATACGTCGGCTGGCTGGCACTCGCAGTCCTCGCACTCGTCGGTCTAATCGCTTACAACTCGTACACCCTGCTCTACTATCCTCCATCCCCTACGGGCAGTTTGCTAACCTGACCCCCGCAAAGGAGGGGTCCATGCCTGCCAACAAACAATCCCTGCTCGACAGCATCCTTGCCCACAACAAGGTTGTCAAAGGGCCACAATGCACCATCGCCACCACCCTGGCGAACCTGCCCAAAGATGACGCCGAAGCCCTGATCCGAGTCCTAGCCGACCCGACCATCAGGACAACCGCCATTCGGCGTGGCCTGGCCGCCAACGGCATCAACCTTGGCGACACCACCATCGCCCGCCACCGGAAAGGCGAGTGCCTCTGTGGGTCTTGAAGACGACATTCACGCAGCCAACGACGACACCGAAAAGCTCCGCGCCCTGGTCGTCCAGGCCCGCCGGGCGAGGGCATCAGCCGAGAACGCCAACGTCCACCTGATCGCCCGCGTCGAGGAACTGGAACGGGCGCTCGAGATCGTCGACACCGCCACCACATCGGCCCTAGAACCCCCTAAATGGCTGTTAGAGCCACGATCCGGCCGGAAGAAGCACGCAACCCTGGTCCTGCTCCTATCGGACACCCACTTCGACGAGGTAGTCGACCCGACCGAAGTCGGCGGCCTAAACGCCTACAACCGCCGAATTGCGGAAATCAGACTTCGGGCATGGGTGGAGAACGCCACCAAGATGGCCCGCCACTACCTGGCCGGGGTCACCTACGACGGGGTGGTCTGCATGCTGGGAGGCGACCTATTCTCCGGCGACATCCACGAGGAACTTGCCAACACCAACGAAGCCGTCATCTTGGAAAGCTTGCTCCATTGGTCTGAGCAGGTCGCAGCCGCGCTCGAGGTGCTGGCCGGGGAGTTCGGCAAAGTCCACGTCCCCGTCGTCGTCGGCAACCACGGCCGCCAGTCACGCAAACCGCGTATGAAACAGCGGGCCAAAACGAACTACGACTGGTTGCTCGGCAAAATGCTGGAAAGACATTTCCACAATGACAAGCGGTTCACTTTCCAGGTAAGCGAAAACGCTGACACCTTGATCCCCATTTACGGGTTCGGACACCTCCTTACCCACGGCGACCAGGTGTCCGGCGGCGGTGGAATCGGCGGCATCTGGCCCCCGATCATGCGGATGCGAGCCAGAAAAGCCCAGCGTGCGATGGATGTCGGCCAGCCATTCGACACCCTGTGGATGGGCCATTGGCACCAATACATTTCCACCCCCTACCTGGTCATCAACGGGTCCACCAAAGGGCTGGACGAGTACGCCTGGATCAACAACTTTGGCTTCGAGGTTCCCCAGCAGGCGTTGGCTATTGTGACCCCCGAGCACAACATCACCGTCCAAGCACCGGTGTTCTGCCAAGACAAGAAGCGTGAGAAATGGCAGGTGAAAACGTGAACATTGACCGGCACATCGTGGAAGCCCACGAATGCGTCCCCCCGGTCATTTCCCGTTTCTGGCCCGATGTCGTCCCCCTCCATGCCATCGTCATCATCGACGTAATCAACGAACTAGGAAAGCGAGAACTACTCGTTATGACCGACTCAGAACAGCCGCCGTGGATGGCGTCAGGAATGCTCGGCCTCGTCAAAGCCGATGTCGACACCGATTGGTCTCATAACCCGTACGAGTACGAGAGTGAAGACGACGAGGACG